AAGGAGACCCGCGCCCAACTCTTTTTTTTCTCCCCCCGGGCCGGATGACCTCGGGCTGATCATGAACGGGGGGCGTGATGGGGCCGGTTGAGAAGGCTGTCCGCGATGACGTCGACCAGCTCGGAGACCTGGCCGGTGTTGAGCCGTCGCTGTCCGAGATGGCGTACGCCCTGGCCCACCAGATCGACGCCGCGGCGAGTGGTGAGTGCGACACGTGCGGTGAGTCGGTCCCTGGTGGGGAGGACGGCAAGGTCTTGCCGCAGCTGAACCGGGAACTCCGGCAGACGCTCGCCCAGCTGCTGGAGGGGCGGGCCACGGATGACGACGACGACGACCTCGGAGACCTGGCAAGCCCCGTCTGAGTTCGCCGACGACCTGCTCGACCGGTACGACCTGACGTGCCCGCCGCGTTGGGGCACGCCGCGCCACCCGGAGCGGAAGTCGCTTGGCCCTCACCTGTGGAAGGTGATGACCAAGCTCGGTGCACCGCCGATGCCGTGGCAGAAGTACGTGTCGGACGTCGCCCTTGAGATCGACCCGGAGACCGGGCTGTTCGCACACCGTGAGGTGGGGCTCAGCGTTCCGCGTCAGCAGGGCAAGACGGAGCTGTGCCTCGCCGCGCAGGTGCATCGTGCGATGGCGTGGCCACGGCAGAACATCGTGTACGCCGCGCAGACGAGGAACGACGCGCGCAAGCGGTGGGAGGACGAGTTCTGGGAGAAGATCTCAGGCTCGGACCTGGCTCGGCGTGCGCGCATCCGCAAGGCGAACGGCAACGAGGCCATCATGTGGCCCGGCACCCGGTCGCGGATGGGTATCACGGCGAACACGGCGAAGTCCGGCCACGGCCCGCCGCTCGACCTGGGCTTCATCGACGAGGCGTTCGCGCACGAGGACGACAGGCTGGAGCAAGCCTTCTCCCCGGCGATGCTGACCCGGGCCATGGCTCAGCTGTGGTGGGCATCGGCCGGCGGTACGACGACGAGTGTCTGGCTGAACAAGAAGCGCCAGATGGGACGGACGCTCATCGAGGCGCTGTGGAAGGCGCTCCTCGAAGACCCTGACATCCTGCGCCCGGCGTCCGCGTACTTCGAGTGGTACGCCCCCGAGGACATGCCGCGTGACGATCCGGCGACGTGGCGGGCCACGCTTCCCGCGCTGGGGCACACGGTCACGGAGGCGACCATCCGGGCCGAGCTGGAGAAGATGGCGAGCGACCCGTCGGCGTTCGACCGGGCGTACTTGAACAGGACGCGGAAGCCGACGCCGCCTGTCGACCCGAACGTGCCGAAGCCCAAGTGGTCCGGCCTGGTCGACAAGGCGTCGAAGCACACCGGCGATCTGGTCCTCACGATCGACGTGTCGCAGGACCGTGGTTCGTCGTCCATCGGCATGGCCTCGCGCCGGCCGGACGGGCGCATCCACCTCGAAGTCGTGGACCGTCGGCCCGGTACGGACTGGGTGGTGCCCGCGATGGTGAAGCTCAAGGCCCTGTGGAACCCACTCGTCATCGCGATCAGTGGGGGCGACGCCCCCGCTGGCTCTCTCGTGGACGATCTGGTGGCCGCTGGCATCACCGTCCCCAAGGACAAGGAACGCCCGCACCGGGGCCACCTGGCCGTACTGCGGACGTACGACGTGGTTGAGGCGTGCGGGCAGATGGCCGACGCCATGAACCAGGGCACTGCCGTACACATCGATCAAGTCCCGCTCACCGCAGCGGTGAACGGGGCGCGCAGCCGCCGACGGGGCGACGCCTGGTCCATCGACCGCACCGCGTCCCTCGTGGACGTGAGCCCGTTCGTGACCGTGATCCTCGCCCGATGGGCGCTGCTGACCAAGGGCCCGTTCGTCCTGGACCACTACGACATCGCGGACTCGTTCGCGTGAGAGGGGGAGCCGTGGGCGTCGGAGCCAAGCTGAAGCGGATGTTCACCAGGGACGCGAACATCACCTCTGCCGAGAACCTGCTCACCCAGCGCCGTGAGGGACGCACCAACCCGGTACAGGTCACCAACGAGACGGCGCTGCGGAACTCCGCAGTGTGGGCGTGCCTGCGCCTGCGCGCCGACCTGATGTCCAACTTCCCCATCGACGTGTACCGGTACGTCAACGGCATCCAGGTGGAGGTGCCCAAGCCTCCTGTCCTCGTCACCCCGGGCGGGCTGGAAGTCGGCATGAAGGAGTGGATGTACTCCACCCAGTTCGACCTGGACCGGGCAGGCAACTGCTTCGGTGTGATCACGGAACGGACCGGGGTGATCGGCCCGGACGGGCGCGGCCTGCCCGGTCGCATCGAACTGGCCGAGCTGGGGTCGGTCACGGTCCGGGGGACCGGGGCGACCATCACCAAGTTCATCATCAACGCCACGGAGTACGACCCGTGGGACGTCTGGCACGAGAAGCAGTACACCGTCGCCGGCCTTCCCCTGGGCCTGTCGCCCGTGGCGTACGCGGCGTGGACGCTCGAAGAGACTTTGAGCGCGCAGCAGTTCGCGCGTGACTGGTTCGCCGCCGGCGCTGTACCGCTGGCCGAGCTGAAGAACACCGCCATCACGGTCAACAAGGAAGATGCCCGGGTGGCCCGCGAGAACTTCCGCGCGGCCGTCGACAGCAGCGGCCTGTTCGTCCACGGCACCGACTGGGAGTACAAGCCGATTCAGTCGGTGGCCTCGGAGTCGGCGTTCCTTGAGGCCCGCCAGTTCGGGCTCTCCGAGATCGCCCGGTTCCTCGGCGTGCCTGGCGACCTGATCGACGCCGCCGTCACGGGCAGCTCCATCACCTACGCGTCGATCACCCAGCGCAACCTCCAGTTCCTGATCATAAATCTGGGTCCGGCAGTCGGCCGCCGCGAGGACGCGTTCAGCCGCAAGCTTGTGTCCGGCCCGCGGTTCGTGAAGCTCAACACCGACGCGCTGCTGCGGATGGACCCCGAGGCGCGGACCCGCACGATCGGCCTGCGCATCGCCAACCGGACTCTCGCCCCGTCCGAGGCCCGCGCGCTGGACAACCTGCCGCCGTTCACCGAGGACCAGCTCGCCGAGTTCGACCGCCTCTTCGGCTCGCGCTCCGTACCCGCACAGCCCACGACCGTCGTACCGGGAGCTACGCCATGACCACACCCGACCTCGCTGCCGCCGCCGCGGCCCGTGCCCAGAACGTGCGCCAGCGCGCCGACCGCCCCTCGCAGCGCCGCTGCGCCGAGCACGCGGGATCCCGCGCCACTGTGCGGGCCACCCTGTCCGGTGTTCAGGTCCGCGAGACCGCCGCTGCCGGGGGACTGGAGTTCATCGGCCACGCGTCCGCGTACGAACGCGGCTACGAGATGTGGGACATGTTCGGCCCGTACACCGAGGTCGTCGCCGCCGGGGCCGGCGCGGAGTCCCTGGCCCGTGCCGACCTGGACGTGCCGCTCGTGCTGGGACACGACCAGCTGCGCCGCCTTGCCCGCACCACGACCGGGTCCCTGGTTCTGGCCGAGGACGACAACGGCCTGTCCGTTCACGCCCCGCAGCTGGACGCGTCCGACTACGACGTGGCGTACATCGCGCCGAAGCTGCGCTCCGGGCTCATCGACGAGATGTCGTTCGCGTTCCGCATCGAGTCGGGCCAGTGGTCCCCGGACTACAGCGAGTACCGCATCAACCGGTACGACATCCACCGCGGCGACGTCGCGATCGTCGGCTACGGCGCCAACCCGAACACCGGGGCAACCCTGCGCCAGGCCGAAGCGCCGACGTCCACCCGGGCCCGCGCGCTGCTGGAACTCGCGCTCGCCCGCTGACCCCTTTGATCTTCCCGTCATCCGACGGGAGTTACTGCCCTGCGCTCATGCGCACGAGACCGCCCGGCGCCATGCCTCGGGTGGCCGTCTGATCTGGACCGGGGCGCCTGGAAACTCACGAGAGAGAGGACCGACGAGATGACTCTCGCCGAGCTGATCGCCCAGGCGCGCACCGCGCTGGACACCGCGATCACCGCACGACAGCAGGAGCAGGACGCCCTCATGGCGCTGCGCTCCGACGACACCCTGACCGAGGAAGCCGTCACCGCCCGGGTCGCCACCCGCGACCAGGCCGACGCCGAGGTCACCCGCAGGCAGTCCGCGCTTGAGGAACTGGAGCGCGAGCAGGTCCGCGACGAGGAGATCGCGGCACTGTCCGCGCGTTCCGTCCCGGCCGCACCTGCGGCGCCGGCGTACGACCGGGTCCACCGCGTGGGCCAGGACGTACGCACGTACCGGCCCGACGAGGACCGGCGCGGCGCCGGATTCCAGGGCGACGTCCTCGCCGCGTTCCTCGGCGACTACGACGCGCAGGCCCGCCTGTCCCGGCACATGAGCGAGGAGCGTGTCGAGCGGGGCAGCCGCATCCGCGAGACCCGCGCGGTGGGCACCGGGGCCTTCTCCGGCCTGGTCATCCCGCAGTACCTCACGGACATGTACGCGCCGCTGGCCCGCGCCAACCGGCCGTTCGCCGACGCTTCCCGCCGCCACACCCTGCCGTCGCAGGGCATGACGGTGGAGATCTCCCGGGTCACCACCGGGTCCGGCGTCGACAACCAGGCGGCGGAGAACGACGCGGCGACCGAGACGAACATGGACGACACCGCCCTGTCCGTACCGGTCCGCACCGCAGCCGGTCAGCAGACCGCTTCCCGGCAGTCGATCGAGCGTGGCGCCGGCGTGGAGAACGTCATCCTCGATGACCTGTTCCGCGCCTACGGCAGCCGCCTGGACAACACCATGCTGAACGTGGCGACGGTGGGTCTGACGAACGTGGCCACGTCCGTGGCGTACACCGACGCCAGCCCGACCACCGCCGAGCTGTACCCGAAGGTCATCGAAGGACTCTCGGGGGTGGAGGCCGCACTGCTCGACCAGGCGTCGGGCGACAACCTGGCGGTCATGCACTCGCGCCGCTGGTACTGGATGCAGAACGCCATGGGCAGCTCGTACCCGCTCATCACGCAGCCGGGTGTCGTGGCGCAGACCCTCGGTGCGAACTACGCCGAGGTCTACGGACGCGGCGTCCGGGGCATCCTGCCCAACGGCACCCCGGTCATCGTGGACAACAACATCGCGACGAACCAGGGCGCCGGTACCAACGAGGATGAGATCTACCTCGTGGACCGGCAGGAGTGCCACCTCTGGGAAGACCCGGACGCCCCGGTCTACATCCGCGCCGAGCAGGCCAAGGCCGCCAACGTCGGCGTCTTGATGGTCGTCTACGGCTACTACGCCTTCACCTTCCAGCGGCAGCCGCACGCCCGGAAGATCGCGGGTACCGGCCTGGTCACGCCGACGTTCACCGGCGCCTGATCCCCCCTCGCGTACGGCCCGCCTCACACAAGGGGCGGGCCGTACGCGTACCCACTCGCTGGAGGACGCGATGAGCGACAACCCGAAGACCCAAGACCCGATGGTCGCCGCGCTGCTGCGCGAACGCGCCGGATACGTCAACCGCGGCATGGACGACCGTGTCGCGCAGGTGGACGAGCAGCTGGCCCTGCGCGGATACACGCCGCCCGGCGGCAAGGAGAAGTCCGCGCCGACGTCGCGCACCGCCCCGCCGAAGGCCCGCAGGCAGCCGCGCACCGAGACTGCGTGACATGGCCAACGAGTACGGCGACAAGGCCGCGCTGAAGGAACGGCTGGGCCTCGACGCCGACGACACCAGCCGAGACGGTCTTCTGGATAAGGCGCTGGCCGCCGCCTCGCGCAGCATCGACAAGACGTGCGGCCGTAAGTTCTGGCTGGACGACGAGCCGAAGGAGCGGGTCTACCGTCCGCAGGGCCGGGTGTCGCGCGAGAGCGACGGCGACCTGTTCCTCATCGACGACATCGGGAGCGTCGACGGCCTGGTGGTGGAGAGCGGGTCGGGCACGTCGTACTCGGCTGTCACCGGCTACGAGACCACCCCCGAGAACGCTCTGCTGGACGGCAAGCCGATCACCGGACTCCTGATGGTGAGCGGCACGTGGGGCTCGGTCACCAACCGGCTTCGGATCACCGCCAAGTTCGGTTGGCCCACCGTCCCGGACGACGTCGCGGAAGCGGCGCTCATCCAGTCCGCCCGCCTGTACCGCCGCAAGGACAGCCCCGAGGGTCTGACCGGGTCGGCCGAGTGGGGCGTTGTCCGGGTGTCCCGCCGTGACCCCGACGTGTGGGCGCTGATCGAGCCGTACATCATCCCCGGCTTTTGAGAGGAGGCGACCGTGCGGATTCGCATGCTGACCTCGATGTCCGGCACCCGCAACGGCCTGCCCTGGCCCCCTGTTGGCGAGGCTGCCGACATCCCCACCGGCGAGGCTCTGCACCTGGTCGCGTCCGGCGTGGCCGAGCAGGTCATCGACAAGCCGGCGCCACGGCCGGAGCGGAAGCGCCGACCGGCCGCTTCTGCTGGCGACAAGGAGTAGTGGCGCCATGGAGATGTCCGCCGTACGCGAGGCCATCGCCGACGCGGCCCGCGCGGTCGTCCTGCCGAGCGGGCTCGGAAAGCTCACCTGCCACGGCTACGTTCCCGACGCCGTCACCGTTCCGCACTTCTTCACGGCCGAGTACACGGTCGAGTTCGACAAGGCGATGCGCCGCGGCCTCGACACCGTCGAACTGACCTGTCAGGTCCTGGTCGGCATCGCGGACGACAGGGCTGCCCAGCGCCTGCTCGACGCCATGCTGTCGGGCTCTGGTCCCGCCTCCCTCAAGCAGGCGATCGAGGCGGCACGCGGTGGCCCTGGTGAGTACGCGCTCGGCGGCCTGGCCCACGACCTGCACGTCATGCGCGTTCAGGGCTACCGCTGGTATCAGCACCAGGGCAGCGAGTTCGTGGGCGCCCAACTCGTCGTGAAGATCATCGGAGAGGGGGGCTCGTAATGGCCCACATCCTGCTCAACTGCCGCCTTTTCGCTGTGGGCGCCGACCTGTCCGGCCACTCCAACAAGGTCGAGATGTCCGCCGAGGTGGAGGACAAGGACGCCACGAACTACCGGTCCGACGGATGGAAGGAAGTCCTCGGCGGCCTGGCCTCTGCGGAGATCTCCGGCGAGGGCCAGTGGGAAGCTGGCGACCCCTCGCTCGTGGACGACGCGTCGTGGGCACAGCTCGGCGGCGTAGGCCCGTGGACCGTGTGCCCCAAGGACTCCACCGTCGGCGCGCTCGCGTACTTCACCAAGGCTCTGCGCTCGGAGTACAAGATTGGTGAGGCCGTGGGGGAGATCGCCCCGTGGACCGGCACCGCCAAGTCCAGCTGGCCGGTGGTGCGCGGGCAGATCGGCCACCCGCCCGGCCTCGCCCGCACGACGAACGGGTCCGGCACCGCCTTGGAGCTTGGGCCGCTCACGACCGGGCAGCGCCTCTACGCCGCCCTTCACGTCCTGTCCCTGGCAGGCACCGGCACGCCGACCATCACCGGTCGCATCGAGTCCGACGCGGACGGCACGTTCGCCTCGCCGACCACTCGACTGACGTTCAACGCGGCGACCACGGCGGGCGGGCAGATCCTGCGCACCGACGGCGCCGCCATCACAGACACGCACTTCCGGGTCGCCTGGTCGGTGACCGGCACCACCCCCTCATTCATGTTCGCCGCCTCACTGGGAATCAGGTGATCCGTCATGCCGAAGATGGTCCTTCTCGCGCAGTACCTCAACCTCGCCGGTAACGACCTCTCGCAGTACACGCGTAAGGCCGAGGTCTCGATCGAGGTGGAAGACAAGGACGTCACCACCTACGCCAGCGACGGCTGGAAGGAAGTCCTCGGTGGTATCAAGTCCGCTGAACTCAGCATCGAGTTCCTTCAGGACGTCGACGCCTCGAAGATCGACTCGATCATGTGGCCGCTGCTCGGCACCGTCGTCCCGTTCGAGACCCGCCTCGACAACGCCGCGGTC